CCAAACCTTTCCACCCGCATATACCCAACGTTTTATTTCTTCACAGGCACCCGCTCTATCACCCGCATTTAGTTTCTTAAGTAATGTTGAGCGAGCAAATGTGGTCGTTCCCACATTAAAAGCAAAGGAATATAAAGCGGCTTTGGTGTAATCATCGAGTGGTACTTTGATTAATGCATCGACTTGCTGTTGTGTCTTAATAAAATCGTTTTGTAATAACGCATCACATTCTTGTTGTGAGTATGTCTTACTTTGAATAATGTCTTTACCTGTGTGTCCATAACAAACTGTTAGAACACCCGCCACATCACGATAAGGTTCATAACGTACACCTTCAAAATGGACTATTACTACTAACGCGATGGCTGTGGCTCCTGCTGTTGTTACCGCCGCTATTTTCTGTTTGAGAGACATTAAATATCCTTTGGCGCTTTCACCATTAATTCAGCAAGCCTTTTTAGGGTTTCAGTTGGGTTTTGTGGGTCAACATGTCGAACAAGCTCTTCAAATAATTGAGTGCGTTTTCGTTGCTCTCGGCGTGTCATAAAATAAGTGGCTAAACCAAGAAGCATGCTGAACGCCATCCCGATAACAAATCCCCATTCATATAATGAAAGACTGGCAAAAAATGCCGTTAAGCCTGCGGTTCCGTAAGTAACATTGGTTAATTTTTCCATACGCATAGTCACCCCCTGAGGAGTGTCCGTTGATGATTAGTGTGAAAGAGTTAAACATGTGAAGGTGAAACTTGAACTAACGTTATGATTTAGATTAAAACGAAAGTTTACAGTTCTATTAAGGATAGTATTTTTACAAAAAAAACTTATTTGACTTAGTGCAAGTTTCTACATTAGTAAAACGAGTAAACTATGAGAGATAGCTAATGTTTAGTTGATATATAACTAATCTATTTTAGTTATCGATTGCTTCTAATTATTATATAGTATCGCTATTAAAGCCTTCATCCGAGGGCTTCTTTTTTATAAATCTCATAAAACGATCATTACTCTCCCTAAATCACAGTATTCATTATCTAAGGTAAGGTTGTCTCTTCTAAAATTTAAGTAATACCTTTAGAAAAACTGTTTTTAAAATTCTTTTTACTCACACTATGAGTAACATTATCTTAATGTGAATTTCTCTTGGAATATGTATAAAATATTTTTCTGATATATATCCATAACATAATACAAATAACAAACACATTGAAAATCAAAAAGTTAGATAATGACAATACTCCACCATGAATAAGCATTGGTATTAAATTAAGTAGTACAATGGTAAATATCAACCAAGCTATTCTCATTGATTTAAACATTACTTTTGACTCATATTTATCCGCATCCGCTATAAGCTCATCTGGTTCTTTAATTTTCATATCGCCTCTTATTGTTATTCAAGCCTCATCAATATAAATATAATACTTATTAGTCTTTTTACTTTAAAGATGTTTTTATTATAAGATCACGATCATTAAAAGACTCATATATTAGATAGCTTATAAAGTTAATTTAAACCAATAAGTTACATTCAAGAAAGACTAGCATATTTTGAATGAATTAATGTTAATAAAGCCTCAGGCAACTGCTCTTCAAGTGACGCATTAGAAACAATCACAAGGCCGTACATGGATATCCATGTATTCGTTTGTTGTAAGTGTCCCTGAATAAATTGCCTCGCTTTCTCTAACAAATAAACACAACTCTCTTGTGTGTTTTTACGCCAATAGGATTCAATCGCCACCAGCAATGTGTCGCCTGCATCACTAATCTTTTGCAAGCCTATTCGATATTGCTTTTTACCTGCGGGAGATGTCGTGCAAATTAGTTGTGTGAGTTGTTGAGTTTCACCATCAGCCGTATGGATATTCGCCGTTAAAATGATGGAGGTATTCTTTTCACTGTCTGTTTCTGAGGCATAGTGAAGACTAAACTGTAATTCGCTTATCTCTTTTGACATAACACACACCTTTTATTGATATATATCATATTTAGACAAGAAAAAGGTCACTGTAGTGACCTCATATAATTGACAATTAAATGATAATGATTATTATTCGTAAATGTGCCTTTTTTTCTCCGATATTGATACATTGCTTTATAGTTAATGATCGCTCTCGTTATTAACACTTTTCCCGAAGATTTATGCCGACATGACTCCTAGCGCGTCGGCTTTTTTTTACTCAAATCGGGAATGATAACTCGAACAGCATTCCCGTCACTTAAGTAATAGTGAACTTCTTCTGCTTCTCAATTCCCTTACTCAGCGATTAATTTAAGCGCAAATATAATTTCGTTTTTACTTTAGATAACAAAAAAGTCACCGAAGTGACTTCAAAAGAAAGTAATAATTCTTCTTTACTCTGTGCAAATTTTTACACTTTACTCTGTTGCTTCTTCCACTGCCCTGGTCTGCAATTAAATACACTTTTAAATGCTTTACTAAATGCAGCTTCAGATTGGTATCCGACTCTTTCTGCGATATCTGATAATGTATATTTATTTTGTTGTAATAATGAAAGTGCTTTTAGCATACGAATGGATTGTAGAACTTCGCCAGGTGTCGTATTCGCCGTTGCTTTAAATTGACGCACAAAAGTCGCTCGTGACATTGAAGCGACATTAGCTAAAGAATCAAGTGTCCACCCTTTTTGTGGTTCATTTAACATAGAATTAAATACACGACTTAACCGAGGTTCAGCTAATAATGCTAACCAACTTGAGTTTATATCTGGTTTTTGCCCATAAACACGTAATGCAAAAGCGAATAAAGTCTGAGCAAGCCCATTTAATATCGCAGCCGCCCCTTGATTTGCATTAATGGCTTCCTCTCGAAGCAACTGGCTAAATAAATTCAATACTGTTAGCCCTGGCATTTCCACCAGATTTGCCACTACCATATCAGGAAACCCATTTAATAATAGTAACCCGCTTCCTTTAGCATAAGTCATTCGCCCGCAAAGCAAATCAACATGTTGAGTCTGATCTTCAGATTTTGTGTACTTAACAGGTAAGAAGCCATTATTTTTATGCAAAAAAGGGGGAGGTTCTATATCTCGTTCTCCACTCCAAAGGGTATGTGATTGCCTTCTGTTTAACATTAAAAAAGTGCCTTCGGATAAAACTATAGGGGCTGATTTTTCAATCTGAACATAACACTGCCCTGATAGAACTAAGTGAAAAATAGTTTCATGTTCAACAGATGAAACATGCGGTAAGGAAAAATGTCCTTTCATTTGACAAAACACATCTAATTGCAATTGCCCTTGAGAAAGGTATAAGAGTTGGCTCAACGTATCCATGAGACTAATTCACTAAAAATTGATTCGTTTGATGATGTCATCATCTTTTTTTTCATCCCATAATGTCAACCAATAATTCAGTTAACTCAATAAGGTTAATATCATGCTTAATTGGAATGAATATCGAAAACAATTAATGGGGCGTATTGGTGAGTTAGGAAAATTAACACCTGATACGGTTACTGGCTACCAAGCACTTTCCAATGCAGGTAAAAAAACTAATCATTTAGATGCAAAAACAAGAGAATTAATCGCATTAGCAGTTGCAGTCACAACACGCTGTGATGGTTGTATCGCCGTACATGCTGACACCGCTTTAAAGTTGGGTGCTAGTCATGAAGAAATTGCAGAAGCACTCGGTGTTGCTGTTGCATTAAATACTGGTGCTGCGATGGTTTATTCTGCTCGAGTATTGGATGCTATTGCACCTGAAAATTAATTCGTAATAAATCAATATCAGGGATATTAATTCAATAATCTCAATATATGACCCCAAAAATAATTGGGGTCTATTATTTAAGAGACTTATCATTACACATTGAGATTTTCATTTCCTTCTTCAAAGTAAATACTCCATACCTAACTCTCTTAAAGTAAAACTCAACTAAATTAACGAAGAATTTAATCAATAAGATGCCGACTCACAGCTCTTGTGTGAATGATATAAGTGGATGTTGATTCTGTGGTCGGCGTAAATGAAAAGGCTACAAAGTAACCTTATTTAATTTAGAGACGAACACATTAATGAGAATAATTATCATGAGAAATGTATCAAATTGACAGGTCTAATACAAATTAGTACGACATGGCTTACATTGCTTCTTGCGTTCATTTTATATGCCGATATGACTCCTTGCGTATCAGCATTTTTTGATTGAGTGTAAAATGATGCTCTCGTACTCAAAATTTAGGTACATATGCATCTAATTGAACAATCACAGTCATGATGTAGAGCGAAATCTAACTTAATAGACTTGCATTGTGTCAGTAATTGTCCTGTAAGTTATGATCTCTCAAGGCATGTCACAAGTAAAACTGGACGGAATGACTGTATTCAGGATTAGAAATGAAACCATTTCTACTTTCTGATAAGATGCAATCCATATATCAGTTAAGGACAAAATTCAAATGATAGAATGGCTTAATACAAATTTGGGTTCCGATACAGCAACTTATTTTGGTTTATTGGTGGGAATTGTCGCACTGTTTATCAGTGGAAATAAATATAAAAAATGGAAGAAAAATAGCATTAGGCAAAATTCACATAACATTAATGGTAATGTAAATCAAGCTGCACGGGACATCAATTATTACTATTCCGCAAATAATTCTGATAGCAACCAGTTAAAAAAAAAGTATGAACATGACCTTAAAATCATCAAAGAAATACTAGAAACATTACCTTATGAAGATACATTAGAATGGGTTGAACGGAGCTATATTGCTGGTTTACCTCGTGATGTTTGTTTGAATATGGAAAAAGCCGAGAAATTCAGTGGTGAAAACTATCGGTTGTTTAACATCGAAGTACATAACGCAAAAGATGCTCTCATTGAAGCTATAAGATTATTCCTGAATAGTGCGGAGGTATTTTTGACTATCGATTATCCTGACAAAGTTCCTATGATGCTAAGTCTTCCCCATGATTGGAAATATAAAGGTGAGCAATCAGAGAAGGCATTCCGCACGCATCAGCAAAACTTGCGAGAAACTTCTGGTGAAATGGTAGAACGCTATAAGGAATTTGTCAAAACGATCAAAATTCAGGAATTCATCATCGATAAATTTTAATACTCTCCTATGTTATATACTATGCGGATAGTTATAAAGAAAACAGTAAATTTGAGAGCACTTGAGAATAAACAACGATGAACCACGTCAACTCCAGCTTCCGCTAATGCAATTAAACTTCCTTACAAAACAATTATGGCTACACATAAAAGACATGAGTAGCCATATCCACACACAATAACAATTACTTAATTAATTGTAATTTTGGCGTGAATTTATTTTTAGATCTCTGCATGTATTCATTACCACTAATTGCTTCCATAAAGAAATTATTATTAAAAGTCAATGCACTCAGCTCATCAATTGGTAATCTTAATTGTTTTAATATTTCACCTCGTTTAACCCCTTGAGAACGTAATGTAGAAAATACCTTATCTAATATTAAGGATTTTTCACGTCCTAGCATTCCTTCAGGTTCACTAGTTCGATAACCACGCCGAGCTAACTCAATAGATAATTGTCTATAATGCCATTCACTAGATAACCCAACATCAAATGTACGCCGTACCAACGCGGCTAAAGAAACTTTCCAATTCTTTTTCATAGAAATTAATAATTCTAATGGAGGCATTCTTGGAATTGTCGCTAAAATACTACGTTCAGGCATTAGAAATGCTGATGCAAAACGATCTGCATCCAACTCAGCCTGTCGCCCATTATTACTAGAATGTTTATGAAGAACTAAATGACCTAATTCATGCGCCGCATCAAAACGACTACGTTCCGGTGTTTTCATTGTATTTAAAAGTACAAAAGGTTTTTCATCCATCCAGAATGAAAAAGCATCAACTTCAAGACAATTTTCAGCTAAAGAAAAAACTTTTATACCATTGGCTTCAAGCAAATGAATTACATTAGATATTGATAACTCACCTATACCCCAACTTTCTCTAACTGCTCTAGCTGCATGTTCTGGTTCTAAGTAGCTATCAAAACTACAATTAGGCACGTTTACCTTAGGTAAGGTAAACTTATTATCAATCCACATGGACAACTCTTGCGCCAACTTTCCAGCACTAAGCGCCGAATCTCTTTTTTGAGCGCTCAGTTTTGTCATTGCGCGAAAACTCACAGCTTCTGTTGATAAAGAAGGGATATCTCTATCAAGAAAAAACTCTATGGGATAACCAAGAACAGCTGATATCCTCTCCATGCTATCACTTGCAATAGGCTCAAAAATACCTGCTTTTTCATAATTAGAAATTGTCTTACTAGTTAATCCTGCCTCCTCAGCTAACGCCCTTTGTGTCAAGCCTCTCCGCTCTCTGGCTATACGCAAACACTCTGAATTAAACATGGTACATACTTAACCTACTTTGGAAATATCAAGTTCAATATCCTGGGTAAACTGTGGTGTATCTCTACCTTGGATAATCGGTTCTGGTTGGTGAATATCTAATATCAAACGTGTAGAAAAACTATTTACTATATTCTTATCATTATAAGAAATTGGTCTCGAAAGTTCGGCTCGAATACCAACACGCCCATATTCGTCAGTCTTATCGAAATCATACAACAAAAACCATAAATCTAATCCAATTTTATTAGGTAAAGGTGGGGTAATGTCTTCATTCGAAAGGCCAAAATCTATTTTTAGTTGATTATCGTTGAGTTCTAATATGCCTTGACCAGGATTATTATTGCGAATAAGCCCCATTAAATCACAGGTAAAATCCCCTTTTTTCATACGGGATTCTGGATATCCATTAATAAGCCCCGTTTGATTACAGCCACGACAAATATAAATTGCGTGATTTTTATCAACCGTCAATTCAACATTTCTTAGAGATAATCCTTTATATCCCCTAGATGCAAGAATATCTCTAGCTCCACTCACTGCTTCTCCATAAAAATACTGCCCTCTAGAAATTAAAGGGTGATTTCGCGTTGTTGAATAACGCCCAGATAGACCCCGTTCAAAAATGCGGGTAAGATCATGAAGACTAAGATTCATAGATTGTAAGTAAGATTCCACCACATCAGAATCTGACAACACTGTAGGTTTTGTAAGATTAAATGCTTGCATTAAATTAGCCTCGCTATAATTTTCTATTTTTTATACCTCATTTGAGGTTAAAAAACAAGAAAATAACTGGATAAATTCACAGAAAAGCATTTGTCTTGTAAAATAGAATTGAAATTTAGGAAGTCTTAATACAACCCCGTTATACTCGAGGTTTTTAATAGATAAGTCATGTAACATTGAAACTATTATTAACACAATATATTGTGTTTTGTAATTACGCAAGACTGTAAATGTGGTGTTTTCTAATTATTTTATCCATGTCTAATTTTACGTTATCAACCGATAAACACCCTTCAATAAATCCTTCCGCTGTCTGTAATCTCTTAGCCACTTCATTATGCGAAATACCAAGTTTTGAAGCCATTGAACGCAAAGGATAATTCTTCACATAGTACATAATAACCAACTGAAACAAGTAACTATTATTTACCTTTAAATGCAATACCGCTTTATTGATTTTTAAGCCATCATCATCTGAACATTGCTCTCGGCTTCGTCTTGAGCTTGGAATTAATCCTTTAAAACCTGCGGCAATTGATGAGTAATCGATACTATTTCCCTCATTAGCTGACCACGCACCCCAACGTGATAAAACTTCCTGCATATCTCTCATACTAATACTCCCCGTGCCGTTTACACGTTAAACCAATGCCCCCATTCCTAATGAACGGTTTAAAAAAGAAAATAACAATTCGATTTGATTGCCATAAGTGGCTTCCCACAATTTCGGATCACGATGCAATTCATCATGATGTTGACGACATAATGGAATAGTGAATAAGTCATGAGCTTTCGTTCCCATGCCTCCCATACCATGGCCGATGATATGATGTGGATCATCAGCTTGTTGTCCGCAAACACAACATGGCTGTGTTTTTACCCATTGAAGCCATTGGGAATTCTCCCAACGGCACATTTTAGGTTTAAGGAGAAATGAGGCTGGAGGTTCAGGATCGACAGTTACATTAATAACGGGTTTTATGGCATCTAAACGCGCATTCATTGCTGATAGTGCTGTCACTTCATTTGGAACAATATCAGCTTCAGGAAAACCGCCATGCACCCTGCGCTCTTTAGGTTTATCAGACCAATTTAGAATACGGCGCAATATGGTATCAGGTAATTTATCAACCAGTTTATGCATCACGGCAAAAGCAAAAAAATCAGGTATCGTCAGCGAATGGCTATCATCTAATCTCAAACGACTACGAATAGTGTCTACCATCCAAGCAATACGATTTTTATGAGCCAATTCAGCAACCCACTCAGCTGATGAATTGCGAATATGATTATCATGGTACCAACAAGTCCGTATCACACCGTCTTTATGCCATGTGGTTGTTAATTCATGATGATGATAACTGTCATGCTTATCGTTAATCTGACAACAATGGATATTTCTGCCTATCCACATATTCATCGATGACAATCCCCCCATAGCTTGGAGAACTTTTTTATTATTCAAAAAATCAACAATGCCCTTGTTATCCAATAATGGCTGTTCATTTCCTGTTAATGCCCCAGAAGGCCATTTATCTAAACTTTTTGGTACATCGCTAATAATCACGCGCGAATGTGGTTTAAATTGCTTAAGCAACTCCGCTCTAGGCTTCAATAAAACAACGCCAAGGTCAGACTGAATATAGGGCGTTAAGAGTAGTTTCATTAAATCTCATCCTCAACTTTATATTCAGCCCATAACCCAATCAGTAATGTCACTACAAACCAAAAACCAACGAACAAAATGTATTTAGTTAGCATTACTGAGCCTCCTGTAATATTTCTATCGCTTGCTTCCAAATGCTGTTCCATGCTTGGCGACCTGAAAACTCACTCATACGACGAATGCCTGTTTTACCTGCTAGCTCAAGTGCAATTTCTTCAATGCGGTTTTTAGGTTTAGAGCGAGAGCCAATCAAGCGGGAAAAGGCACTATCGCGTTCAATGGTGTCAACTTGAACTTTTGGTTCATTCCTTGGCTCTTGGCTACGGATAGTGAGTTCATCAAAGTGTTTACGTAATTTTCGAGGACTTAAAATATTTTTGTGCCAGAATGAATCTTTGTTAGCCCAATCGAACAAGGTACAAATTTTCTCATGGGTACGCCCATCGATTTGGCGCATCAGGCGGATATCGTTCGCCCAGTCATACCAAGTAGGCTCTAACGCGGACGGATTCAGTTTTTTAACACGACCAAACATCCATTTCGCCGTTTTTAAATCATCTTCATCCCCCCATTTCTGCCCATTAGCGCTGTAAATCACTGCTTCAGGATAACGAGTTAAAAAATCATTTTTCGACTGGTCGCTGGATTCGTCAGAATTCTGCGACGAATGATCTGTTTCTGTTGTACTCTCTGAAGTAATCTCTGTTGTATTCTCTGTAAGAACAGGCCATTTTGACCCGTTCAGAACAGCGCATTTTGCACTGTTTGATGGTTTCAATTTGCGCTTATCGATAAGGTCATTTTGAACTGTTCGATCAGATGAATTATCACCATTCGATTGGGTCATATTGACCTCATCGGTCAGCAAGTGGTGATCGTAGTTAATCGCATAATAATTAGTGCGGTCATGGTTCGATTTATTGATTTGCTCGATGCGTAAAACACCCTGCTTTTTCAAATTAGTAAAAGCACGTTTAATCGTTGATTCAGAGAAAAAAGGAAATTGATTCTTCCACTCCTCAACTGTGTTATAAATCCAGCGTGAGCCGTCATATTCAACACCTGAAGTGGTTTCAGTTAGCCAATATTGAATTTGCTGTAACAGCATCGCCTCATTTAAACCAAGGCGTACCGCTAATTCAGGAATAACGACTAAAGGGCGACTTTTTAGTAATAATAAACTCATCTTGCCACCTCATTACTTAATACGTGTGTACTTCTCTTTAAAACGCTGTACAGGTTCACACTGTGGGTCGTCACAACCATCAAGCATAAAAATAACGCGCTGTTTTTCTCTGTCATAACGAACAACATGAACAACGATACCTCAGTGATTTTTATAGTAGCGATCAAGTTGGTTTGGGTTCTCATTGCTCATTGTCCCGCTCTCCACTTGAAAAATAAAAATCAGCCCATGCCTTTTTAAGAGACTGTCTATCTACCAAACATGCAGATTTCTTGTAGTTGTCTGGTTGTTCGTCAGAGACTATGATTTCTACATAGCGGAATGACTGACGACCTGAGACAGGTAAACATCGGAATTGCTTTTTAGGTACTAAATGCGCTAATCTACTCATGCT